GTGCTTGACTCCCATAGTTGAATTATTTTAGAGTACAAACTTTGCCAAGTGCACCCCTCCTTCGCAGTGAGGTTGCCCGCCACGTTCAAGGTTATCTCGCGGGTTGTTGTATTTACTGTCAGCTCTGTACCGACGTTCAAACTGCTTTTGTTCGTGATTTTCGCCATGATTAATTCTCCTTAACATCTATAATATAATTGCTTGTGATGAGTCGGTAATTCTCAGACCCCAACTCTATGATTGATTCTGGTGTAAACTCTAATCCGTTCGGCAATATGATGGGGTAGCTATCCGTAAATGACGCCCCAACGAACTGTCTATCTGTAGTGACCATTATTGTAAGGTTCATTGATATGCCCGATCAATAGTTTGTGAAATTGGGAGAGACGAGTCAACCGTAGTTAGCGACAAGTCATAAATAACATACGGTACATATCCCGCCTTGATTATCTTCACATCGACTATTTGCGCTCCAGAATAAACATACCCCCAACTCGTAGGTGTTGTTTGATCTATGCTACCAACTACTGTGTTTGTATCGCTTGTCGTTATAGTTACATCAGAACCTGCAATCAACCCAGTAAAAGTAAGAGTATTTGTATCTAATGGGTACTGATAAGCCTGCGTTGTGGCAGTGCTAGTCGTAAGCACATAGACGCTGGTGATTGCCGTTGTATTGGTCGTGCTGGTTGTAATCTTGATCTTTAGCTTGAATCCGTTTACGGCTGAGATAGCGGCAATACCGCTCAAGGCTGTGCCGAGTGTAGTAGCGGTGTACGCACTACTTGTCAACGTTGAAAATCCATTGCCATCATTCTTGTCAATGGCATATTCGTAGGTGTAGTTGGTTGCTGTACCCCCTGCCATAACTAGTGCCGAGTTTGTAAATCCTGTATGCCCTATAATATACTCAGGCATCTCGAACGTAGCAGAATAACCAATAACCGGCATGTATAGCCCGCCAGCAGAGGTGAATGCTGCACCATTAGCGAGTGTTACCTGTGCTGTCGTGAGCGACGTTGGCTCATTCATCTGAATGGCAATACGACCTGCCGTTGTACTAGTATGTGCGTCATAGAAGTGTGTCCCATAGACAGACACTTGTCCCGTCAGCGCACCAGTTCCGCCCATACCCTTGCGTTTCATATTCAGGATTGCCATCACGTCTACGGCGTCAGCGTAGTCCCCCCACACATTTTCTTCCGTGACTTCATGGCTTGAGTTATCTCCAGACATTATACCAGTACGGGTAGAAGACACATAAACCCGCTGAATCTTGATGCTGGAACAGTTGGATGCAACCGCGTAGACGATACCGCAAATATTCGCGCTACCCATCGTCAGTGGTGTAGCGTAGGTACCGATGTTGCGCAGTTTAATCCTAGAGCATCCAGTTGCCGCTGACATAATACCAGCGTAGGCATGTGTGTTTGCCACCGGCCATGTAAGTCCTGAGAATGTGCAGTCAATACTCGTTAGCGATAGGTTCCATACATAGGTCGCGTAGGTTGTAACCGTAGTACCAGACGGCGCACTACAATAAATGGTATCCGTAACCGAAATCGTGTCACAGGTTATAAAGTTCATCATGCCTAGAATGTTTGTAGGCGTTGTCCAAGTGCAATTCTTCGCCCGTGTGATACTGTGCGAAAAAGCACTCACACTGCCTATAATTACCATCGACTGTGTTTTTTCGCGGATAAAGGTAAATCCAGCAATATCCGTGATGGTGACAACCTGACCCGACGCTGCCCCAGATACCTTCTGCCAAACACAATCGGTAAATGTGCCGCCAGAGTAACAATATTGAAGAGTGAGGGCGGCGGTGGCCAGCGCAGTAGTCGGCTTGTTACCTACCCCAGCTTTAGTGATAGTCATAGCAGATGCAGTCTCAGACAGAAGTATCGCATCCGAGAACCCACTGTTACTTATATTAACTGAGTATGCTTGTGAGCAGGATAAGTACCACCCCATTGAACACTTATCGATATTTACAACCCCACCGCCGGTTGTGGTGAAGTCATATCTGGTGGCTAGGGTTGCGTTCGGTATGACGTTGGCGGTTAGGGTTGTAACCACATTGTTGAAGAACACATTACCAATTACCACACGCAACCCAGTGACAGGTGTGTATCCGTTAGTGGCTGCTCCTGAGTTTCCGATACGCACAAGACCCGTAGTGTCTATCCATACCACCTTGCCTCGCGTTGCCTCCACACCGGTTGTGGTATTCACACCGTTGTTTGGGTAAAACTCAAACACCCCCGAACTGGCAGAGGTTTCAATGAATACGCCAGGGTGCCAACAAGTTAATCCGTTATTAGGAATCTGCATGGTCTGGTTAGATACACCATTGGTAGTTCCAACCTCGTACCATTCGCCCGTGATATTAACCGAACCAAGGCGGTTTGCGTTAATCGTGGCAGCTTCAAGCCCATTAACTTCAATGAAGCCTACAACGGATGCCCCTGTTATAGTGAACGTAAATCCAGCTTGTGTGTAACTACCTGATGTAGGGAAAGCGACGCTGTTCCAGTTTGTTACTTTTATCCACCCACTTGCGGCCGTAGTGACAGGTGCCGTTGTCAGAGAAGAATAGATACCGATAACGTTAGCCGTTGCAGAGCCTACTGTGATAGATGTTCCAAGTGTAATAGTACCAGACCCCGTATTAAATGGGATCATGCGCACATAGCGCCCGTCGAAGTTAAGTTGCCCACCTTTCGTTGTGTTGATAGTGAGCGTTGACCATATCGCACTGGTGTTCCCACTTAATCCATAGCGACTGTCTTGGTCCTGTGTAAAGTTGAAACCGTTGGTATCGATGGTATCACCAGTAGTCCCACGAGCCGTCGCCACACCCCAGATAGCGGCGTTACCGATATCCCGAAGTGTTCCAGAACCTGCTAAAGTATAGGCTGTCATTTATCAATCACGAATAAGAAACTGTTAAATGGTCAGCCCAAGCATTTGTAAACGTATCTGTTCCCAATGCCCAAGTAGTTACAATGTCCCCATCAACCGCAAAAGTTGTCTTAGCGATACGCCACACAGCACTAGACTCAGCCGACCCTACTGCTGCCTCTCCCTTGTAGAGTATTGTATCGCCTATAAAGTCAACCCTAGTCGTGTATGTCACTGAGTCCCCGCCTGCTAAAATGTTTAGTATTGCTCTGTTGCTAAGTCCAGCGAAACTTGCGTTCCCCTGATACTCAAGCACGTTAATATCTCGGTATATAGATGTACCTTTCAGCACGGTCAAACCATTTCCTGCATCGCACAAACCTGTGTTACTTGATACCCCGATGCAGTCTCTGACGTTGTAGCCTAGCGTCTCAACTGTATCAGCATTTACTGATAGTCCAACACTTCCTGCGTAAAATAAACACGAAGGCGACACGCTATAACTATATGTACTTACACCTATACAGTCTGCGGTGTAAGTTACCCCTGCTGAAATCCCCCCGCCATCAGGGGTAAGTATTTGAGGTACTACACTCCATTCCCAGAACATATTAGTCTGAAACGCGCAATATAACGGTTCCCACCGCTTGTTGGTAAATATCACCAGTGCGTACTGTGCGTGTTGTAGCCACCCCAGACTGCGTTAGCTGTCCGTGAGCAATCAAGGCACCACCAACGACTCTAACGCCCCAGTGTGACGCTGTAGCCCAGTCGCTAGATGCTTGCGGGAATGTGACCAGTGCTGTGTTTGCGATCTGTGTACCACCACTGACGACTGTATTAGCACCGAATGTTGCTGACTGACGCGCATAACTGCCGCCAGCGATTTCAGTACCTATATCTGAGGCTGTAGGGTCAGTCGAGTACAGCGCCAACTCTAGCGCATGTGTTTTAATTTCTGTGAGAATTATGGCTTGCTGTGTGCGACTGAACATATTAAGCTACCTGTGTCGCACGGAATAAACCATCCGCTGCGCCTGCTGATTTTATTATAGAAACTCGTATACCTGTTCCGATAGTCAGGCACCGTTCGCCAGGCATGAATAAGGTCGCTGCGGCGGTCGCTGGTGTACCTGCGGTGCTCGTAAGTATGTGCAGTGGTACACTATTTGCGATGTGGTAAGTACCTGCATTGATTACTCCAGATGTGCTCGCGCCCACAAGGGCATCTAAGGCGATGACTGTTGGTGTAAGTACTAAGGTGGTAATGGAGACATTGAAAGAGTCCCCTAGCGCGGAAATGACAGCCATGACAAAATCCAAGTAAAAGTTAGGTCGCTTTTATCACTAATACAGGAGTGTGTCAAGTGTTAAAATACTTAAACCCCATAACATTACTGTAATAGGGTTTCGGGTACTACGCCTACACTTGGTAGGTGCGACTAGGCTACTGCTCCTTAATAACCAGCCTAAAAGACCTCTCATCAATACGTCCACTAGATGTTGTTATATTATTGTTGATCCTGTACTCAGTTCCGATGATTCCCCCCGCTATAAACGTTGTTGTCAGCGTACCCCCAGTGATTGATGGTGATGTCAGCGTCACGCCTGTGTCTCCGGCCCACGTACTGATAATGACTATATCGCCAGCAGGCAGCCATGATGACCAGTCATTAGAGTAGTCAAGGTTTGCTTGTGGGTCTTTAAATATGTAGTACCCTTTTTCATCTTGTATGTAAGTGCCCATCGTTAATCTCCGCGTATTATATTTGTTCGGTTGCTTGGTTCTATGGTAGATACCCTTGTCTGCGCCTCTGCTTTCAATACTCTGTTTTCTGAATCTACTTTGCGCGTACCCAGCAATCTAGCTACAAAGGATGACAAATTGGCAGCTATATTCAGCAGTCCAGACAATGACAATACCCCAGAGATAGTTTTTGCTACAAGTTTCGTGGTGACTCCAGAAATGCTAAGTACCCCCAAAGATATTTTAGCTGTAACTTTTGTAATTGCGCCTGCCATCACCAATGAACCTGCAACCACTATATACTTTATGCGTGATACAGTAGTGTTTCCAACAAACACTAGACCCGCGGCTATGCTCCGTGAAGTTGTTTTTAAAATTTGCGATGATACTGAAATAACGCCCGATACATATTTCGAGACCCGCTTATTTGTTGCCCCGCTAAACCCGATAACCCCTCCGATAGAGATTATACGTGCACGAAGACTAGATAGCGTTCCTGAAAAAGCTGTGTTACCTGACACGACCTTGGTACTCTGCTTTATAACAACGCCTATGGACGATACTAAACCTGAAATACTTCTAGCCGACGATTTTGATATACCTCCGGCCATTCCGTAAGTGCCTGTAATTAGCTTGTTACTATATTTTCTAACAGCCCCAACAAACCCGATAACACCGCCAACTGCCTGCGTATATACGACAGCCCCAGATTGCTTAATCCCGCCAAGAATTCCAGATACTGATATGGACGCTATTATATTCTTCGATGTTGCTTTAACTATGCTGCCGGTAACTACAAGACTAGATGATAATTGTTTGTAGGTCGCCTTAACTATACTGCCAGTAACTACAAGACTAGACGATAATTTTTTGTAGGTTGATTTAACTATACTACCAGTAACTACAAGATTAGATGATAATTGTTTGTAGGTTGCTTTAACTGTACTGCCAGTAACTACCAGATTAGATGATAATTGTTTGTAGGTTGCTTTAACTATACTGCCAGTAACTACCAGATTAGAAGATAGTTGTTTGTAGGTCGCCTTAACTATACTGCCAGTAACTACCAGATTAGAAGATAGTTTTTTATAGGTTGCTTTAACTATACTACCAGTAACTACCAGAGTAGACGATAATTGTTTGTAGGTAGATTTGATAATTTGCCCACTAAACGAAATAGAACCTTGTATATATTTTTTGCTGGTGCGAAGAGACGCTCCAGCAAAACTAATCCCTGCAACAATACTTTTGCCTATGCTCCTTGGTAAAACTGCAGAAAGAGTTAGCGTACCACTTACTGTTTTTAGGAACTGAACCCCACCTGCTACAACCCTTTCAAATGCCCCTATGTCGTACAGAGATCCTTGCGGCCTTGCGGTGCCTTTGATGTCATCTGTTACTGAGGCGAGTGTAGCACCAGCTTCAACCAGAGCATTTGTCCCAGTCTTCAGAGTAAAATCTTCTGCACCTGCAGTAACGCTCGTAAATACTGCCGAGCCTGCGACACTATTAATACTTGACGTAAACCTCGCTGTCGCGCTGGTATCACTAGATGCGTTATTGTTTCCGGTCGGCGTACCCCCAGACCAGTAATCATCTGCCCCAGCAGTTGACGCCCCAGAATATGCATTCTTGCATACTAGTTCCGTACTTGAGACAAGTCCAAGTTGTGCGGCGTGCCGCCAGAATGTATTATTCGATGCTACTACGCTGGCTGCATTCCTTGTATCCCATGACCTCTGATAGCCGTAAACTATGTTATCTATAAATGTTAGTGATAGGTTAGCCGCGCCTGCTGTAATTGTGTATCCGGTACCAACGATCGTGTCATGTATAATACAATGATTGATCTGGTGATCGTTACCCCCAGAGGTGAATGACCCACCAAGCTGATAATCCACTACCGTAGCGGATGTTGCACTCCCAACGATTTCTAGCCCCTCTAACCTGACATGGTTTACCGACCCATAACGTATTGGGGTGGCCCCTGTATTCGCGGTCAACCTAAAACCAGTACCTGATACAGCCCTTGATCGCCCATCATGCCGTTCAGCTGGGGGGGTATAAATCCTGATATAGTTTGTGGCAGACGTTGTGCTACCAGAGATTGCAACATCATCGGTTAAAGCAAAGTTGTAACACTCAGCAGTTTCAACTTCCGTCAATGTGGCGGGTAATGACGCTTCCCACGCCGACAAGGTGGTGTAGTCCCCGCCAGATGCTTTTATCGTCTTGAGCGCCATTACAACACCTTGGTCTTAATCACATCTTGCACTGCGGCATTTCCCCACGATAAGGTAAGGTGCCTGATCTGCTGCCATAATGCAACATCACTAGTATTTAGAAGTGCCATAGCCGCCGCTATATCAACACCATATTTTCTGCGCACAACTATTTCCGTATCTATCGTTCCGTCTAAATATATAGATTCTAAATATGGTTGCGCCAAGGCTGTGTCAAGCCCAGTAAACTCAATGATACCAAACACATCCGGCCATAAGGTTGGGTCTAGCCCTTCTGCCACCCATTGCTCTTTGCTTTCATACCTGCCCCACACATGCTCGTCATCCACAATGCAAATAATGTCACCTGAGGTATATCGTTGCGGATTTTCAGCGGGGGCCAGACGGATTAAAAATTTAGCCATTGCTAGCCAGCGTGACTTGGTGCTCTGGTATCATATAATTTCCCTTTGTTTGGCGCGTGATATAACAAATATAGTGTATCAACCACCGTCAGAAATAGTCAGGTTATATGTAAATTGGATAGAGTCCCCAGACGCAGTAGTTATTGCAGCAAATACTGTACGGTCAAGTAAAATCCCTGCGGTAGTGGTATTAAATATACCATGCTCAGTTACCGCTGCTACACCATCGAATGTTATGGTACCTACGGAGGTATACGTTTTTCCAACGGAGCCAACTTGCGTACCTACTGCTCTAGTAGAATCTGGGTTAAGTACAGTTGTGCATGGTGTGCCAAGCGCTGTATCTGTAATAGCTTCAGCAGCTACACCTGTTCCGCATTCATGGTATTTGAAAGTAGACACGTCGGCGGCACCGGCTGCGTTGTTCATGTCATCACGTAAGTAGTTTACAAACGCTGTAGTAACTACGCGCCTACCAACACACCCTAAGTCTAGTTTAGAACCATTTGCACGAGTGATGACCGCTGATAGCTCCCCGTACGCTCGCGTACGGCCCTCATAGCCGGAAGCGAGCAACTTAGCCATACCATCTTCAAGCCAGACATATGAACCATAGTAAAACGCCCTCCAATGGGCTCTCCAGTTGCGTATACTGTACATAAGTTTGGCAATATTCATGGCTTATTTTTCCTTTTATTTGTGTTAGGTCGCTTTTAGCATGAATATGCGATTGTGTCAAGCGTTAAAAGACTGAAACCCCATAACATTACTGTCATAGGGTTTCGGATGCTACACCTACACTTGGTAGGTAAGACTAGATTACGATACGGTCGCAGTTCCGGCAGTCTTTACCCAAGCCCCTGCGATATATCTTAGTTCAACCCACATACCGGAAGCGTTAAAAGTTATAATAGTTCCGCCTGTAACTGATGATGGCACCACTACTAAATTACCTGCGCATGAGCGAGTATTGACATATATCAGTTTTTGCTGCGCTTCGTCACCTGCTGCCAACGTCACTCGTTGATCCACTGCCTGAGTAAGCGTCATTCTCGTAGGTTCAGTAGATATATCAGCGACACCTAAATCTTGCCCCCCAGTCAGTGTTGCAGCAGACGGTGTTGCAACTGAGGCAGCGAGAGTAAATAGATTACCTGCGGCCACATAGGTGTCATATGTAGTTGTCAGTATTGTGGCATTCGAGGTATACGTAGCTACTGATATATTTGCCAGTACGCTAGCATTCAAAACTGTTGCTGTGTTTGAAAGTGTGGTAGTTAGGTCAACACCGATATTCACTTGGTTACCAGTCGCACCCGCAGCTACAAAGGTAAACACTGTACCATTCATGGTTATCGTCGCGGCTGCTGTAGGATTCAGCGCGAACGTGATGGTTCCTGTGGCTTTTACACCGCCTGAAGTTAAACTATCCAACTCACCAGTCTTACCTGCGCGTAATTCTGGGAATGGAGATGTACCAAACTCTTCGCCAATACCTTGTGCCATTCGCTGCTCCTTTTATTTATTTATTTTTTGCTGCTTTTGTACGACCGTCAACTTTTACAAGTTGTTCTGATGGTACTTGCAAGTCTTCAAGTGTTTCTCCAGGCATAACAATCGTTTCAGCGACTGATTCCATAGGGGGCATAGTATCTTCAACTCGTACACGTCCACCAGCCACTTCGATGTCGTACAAGTCTTGGGGAATCTCAGCC